TTCTTTCGGTTATTTCATACCTGAAGCTCGTCCGTAAAGAAGACGATAAGATCAGACAAGTCAAAGACTCTCTCAAATAACAACAATGGTAATGTTGCCTGTTCGGCAGTATTACCCCCAAACAGATAGTGCTACCAGTCATGGTGATCGAATGTGTTTCTCAAGCACATGCGCTATGGCCATCAAATATCTTCTACCTGATGCATTGTCTGGGGTAAATGCCGATGATACGTACCTAAAAAAGGTACTGAAATACGGCGACACCACCACTTCTATTGCACAAGTCAAAGCCTGTAATGATTATGGAGTCAAAGCAGGCTTTGCTACTAATGGCACAAAGGACAAATTACTTGCTGAACTATCAGCAGGTTATCCAGTAGCAACTGGTATCTTACATAAAGGCCCAGTCAGTGCTCCCCGAGGAGGTGGGCACTGGATGCTTCTTGTAGGAGCTGATGCAGAGTATGGCATCTTCCATGATCCCTACGGGGAGATGGATAATATCAACGGCGGCTACGTACGAATCGGAAGTGGTGGAGAAGCTGTTAAATATAGCTGGAGAAACTGGCTAAGACGTTGGGAGGTAGAAGCTCCTGGCACTGGTTGGTACATGACATTTAGATCCAACAAAACCAGCACTGCAAACCCGACAAAACCTGCATCAATAAACGATTGGCAAAGCGTCAAGGCAGTTGCTGCAGAGTGTGGTGCTAAGTACCCAGAGGTTGTGGCAGCTCAATGGGCACTAGAAAGTGGCTACGGTAAACACTTCTCTGGTAAGAACAACGCCTTTGGCCTAAAAGGTACTGGCACACAAGCTACTACCAAAGAGTTTCACAAAGGTCAATGGGTCACAATCAACACCTCATTTATTGACTTCCCGGATCTACGTGCTTGTATTCAATATCTTGTAGATCGTTGGTACAAGGACTACAAAGGATTCAAAGGTATTAATCGAGCTGTCAATCGTAGTGAATGTGCTCAACTTCTGGTCAAAGAGAAATACGCTACAGATCCTGATTATGCAACCAAGCTAATCAAGCTTATGGAGCAAAATGATTGAAGCTGCAGTATCTGCAACCATAGCTCTTTTCACTGCTGTTGTAGCACTAAATTCACGTATGCAAGCTCGTATAAACGAAGTCGATTCACGTATTGACCGTATTGAATTAAGAGTTGCAGAGAAATATGTCCAACGTGAAGAGTTATCAACAGCTCTTCAAAAGATGGAGGATCACATGATTCGCATCGAAAACAAACTAGATCAAATTGTATTGAGACATGGCTAAGAATAAGGCCACTGAGGATCAGTTTAACGAGTTACATAATCTTGTTACATCAGAATTCCTTAGCCGAATCAAATCTGGGGAAGCATCTACTGCTGATCTAAAAGCTGCCTGTGATTGGTTAGCCAAGAACGACATCAGTGGTGTCGCATATGAAGGTAACCCTCTCGATAAACTGGCAACAATAATGCCAAAAGTTGATCCAGAACTTGTTCAACGGAGGCTGTATGGCAGAAAAGAGTACAGCTGAATACTACAAAGACAACCCTGAAGCTGCTGATCAACATCGCAGCTACATGCGTAAGTACAACAAGAAACCAGGCAAAAGTAAGTATCGGTCTGAGCTAAACAAAGCTCGTCGGAAACGTGGCATCTACGGGAAAGGGGGCGGAGATCTTTCTCACTCTCGTAATGGTGCTCTCAAAATTGAGAGTCCATCAACAAACCGCGCACGTAACGGACACGGAAATAACAACCGATACAGATGACTCCATTGCTACCTACACCTGATCACTACCTCCAAAATCTAATAACGATGACAAGCCCTGAAGCCAAGCGGATGTGGCGAAGAGCCATTAAGGAACACTTCAACTGTCGATGCGTTTACTGTGGAGAAATTTATGAATTACATGAACTTACATTGGATCACGTACGTCCTCGCTGCTTTGGTGGTGAAGACCTTACAAGTAATCTTGTCCCTTGCTGTTGGAAGTGTAATCAGGCCAAAGGTAGTAATAACTGGCTCACATGGATGAGAGCCACATACGGTCATAACCCCTTGAGAGAGGGACTTATCTTATCTCATATTAAGTAAAATGGCAAAACCCAAAAAACCTTCAATGTTGACCCGTCAACGTCAACTTAGAAGGCAGCAACAGCAAGTCCGAACTGCATCAAGTAATAACTTGCCACCTCGTGGAGGTACATCAGGCGGTAATGGCGGTAGGCTGGTTCGCAATCCTAGGGGACAGGCTACGTCGAGCCGTGTCGAGCAAGTAAACGTTAGTGACGAGGGTAACAGGCCAACAAGACGCCTACCTAGTTCCTCTACACAAACACAAAATACCCCAAGTACATCGACTAATGCCACGAAACCTACTCAACCTCGACTTCCTGCTGGTAGCCCTGGTGGAGCACTAGCACTGCGTGCTAACCGCCCCGGTGTAACGGCAGCAGTCGCTCAGCTAGGTTCAGGCCTGATTGACGAGGGGGTCAAACGTGTTGTAAGAGCTATTCAGCAAGAGCGCAGTCAGCGAGCAGCTGAATCTGGTCAACGTGGACGGTATACCCCAGGTGATCAACAGGTCAGATTTGATAAACCTGTCGACAAGAAACCTGCTGGTGTAGTACCCGCTGCACAACAACGCACCACTGTTGTTCGTAGTCCTGCTCCTAAGGCTGCTCCTAAACCTGAACCAAAAGCAGAAGCACAGTCTTACCGTGACGAAAGGGATACTAAAGGACTGTCTGTTGGTCGTTACTACACCCTTGCAGAACATCGAGCTGCTGTACAGGCAGGTAAGTCACTAAAGATTGGATCAAAGTTTGATACAAAGTCTGACCTTGGTGTTAATCCCAAATTCTCAAATAAAGAATTGGATACCTCCAAAGTAACTGACAAGTCGAACGAGTACGACAAGAAGAAACGGAAAAAGCTTAATTAAGACACACCCCGTTTAGAAGCCCCTAGAAGGCCTCTATTTATCCACTAAGGTATATCCATACTCTAAATGTCCAAGAAGCGCCTTCCTGAGGCTCCTGGAGGCCTCTCCGTGCTTGATCAGTTACAGCAAGACTTCAAAATCTTCCTACAAGCTCTTTGGTCACAGTTAGACCTCCCTTCTCCTACTCGCGCTCAATACTCAATCGCTGATTACCTTCAATACGGTCCAAAACGTCTTCAAATCCAAGCCTTCCGTGGGGTAGGTAAGTCTTGGATTACTGGAGCCTTTGTCCTTTGGACCCTTTTTAATAACCCTGAAAAGAAAATCATGATTATCTCTGCCTCTAAAGAGCGGGCAGACAACATGAGTATCTTCCTACAGAAATTAATCATTGAAACACCTTGGTTATCACACCTCAGACCCAAATCTGATGATGCTCGTTGGAGTCGCATTTCGTTTGATGTTAATTGCAGCCCTCACCAAGCTCCTAGTGTTAAGTCTGTCGGTATTACAGGTCAGTTAACGGGTTCTCGTGCTGACCTCATGATCCTTGATGACATCGAAGTTCCTGGTAACTCGATGACAGAAATGATGAGAGAAAAACTCCTTCAACTATGTACTGAAGCAGAGTCCATCCTGACCCCAAAGGCTGACTCTCGCATCATGTACCTCGGTACTCCCCAAACTACCTTTACTGTCTACCGCAAACTGGCTGAACGTAACTATCGTCCCTTTGTTTGGCCAGCTCGTTACCCCCGTAAACTCTCCCCATACGAAGGGTTGATTGCCCCTCAACTCCAAGAAGATCTAGACAGTGGTGCAGAAGGTTGGGATGTAACTGATCCTGATCGCTTTGGGCATGATGAACTTCTTGAACGGGAAGCAGCAATGGGTCGGAGCAACTTCATGCTCCAGTTCATGCTAGATACAAGCCTTAGTGATGCAGAAAAGTTCCCCCTTAAATTCCAAGACCTCATCATTACCTCTGTTAACCCGACTCAAGCGCCGGACTCTGTTGTGTGGTGCTCTGACCCTCGTAATGTTCTCAAGGATCTCCCTACAGTTGGCTTACCGGGTGATTATTTCTACTCCCCGATGCAGCTTCAGGGAGAATGGAGTGCGTACGATGAAACGATATGCAGCGTTGACCCGTCAGGTCGAGGCACAGACGAAACAGCAGCCACCTACATAAGTCAAAAGAACGGCTTCCTATATGTTCATGAAGTCCGTGCATATCGGGATGGTTACTCCGATAATACCTTGTTAGACATCCTTAGAGGTTGTAAGAAATATGGTGTCTCAAAACTTGTCATTGAGACTAACTTTGGTGATGGTATCGTCGCTGAACTCTTTAAAAAACACCTCCAACAAACTAAACAACACATAGGCGTAGAAGAAGTACGAGCAACAATCCGTAAGGAAGAACGTATCATTGATTCCTTAGAACCAATCATGAATCAACACCGCCTTATCATTGATAAGTCAGTCGTTGAATGGGATTACGCCTCTAATAAAGACGAAGCACCAGAGAAAAGACTCCTTTATATGCTCTTCTATCAGATGAGCCGTATGTGTCGTGAAAAGTTTGCCATTAGACACGATGACAGATTAGACTCCCTAGCTCAAGGTGTTAAATACTTCACTGATGCTATGGGTATCTCTGCCCAAGAAGTCGTTAACCAACGTAAAAAAGACGACTGGAATGACCTCCTAGAAGGCTTCCTAGACAACCCAGAAGCAGCTACTAATCACCTCGTCCTTGGCTTTGATATTGACCAAAGACGCCAAGCTAGAGGCTTAACCAAGACCACAGTCCCCAACTGGGTTTAGACGCAATCCCACATGTATACAGGGGGAGAGAGGGTGGACTCAAACCCTGGGGGAAGAAGGAGACAATCATTTCCTTCTTCCTTTTTACTGATGTCCCTGGGGAAGGACATCCCTCATGTCCTTGCTTAATCTTCCTCTATCTCTTTAACGGGTGAATCCAGTGAATCCAGTGAGCCCCGATGAATCTGCAAAGGCCATCACGGAGCGAAGCGGAGTCGAATCATTTAGTCACTACTTATTCTACTTATACTACTGTTAGCAATGGTGTATGAATATCCTCTGAATACTCAGAACTTCAAAGTATCTTACAATAAAGTAAGAGAAGGCCCTAATTGGATCATGGTGTACTACAAGAATGTAGCTACAGTGTGTCTTACAGTTAAAGACGTTAAAGATAGGCTTGGTCCTGCTAAGTTCTTGGAATCTACTAAAGAACTATGTGTATGGTTGGAGGAAAAGATTAAAACATATGGTGGTAGTCAAGAGGAAGGTAGGGCGGATACATCGTTTGCTAGTGAGCTGGTGGTGTCTCCTTAAAAAATGACAGAAATTTCTTAAGGGTATACCGCTATAGCGGGGACGCAAAACGCCCCGTGTGGGGGTGGGCAACGTGTGACTCGATTGGTAGTCTAGTCCACAATACTGGCCAAACCGCCTGCAGCCACTGGGTTCTCAATAGCAGCTGCCTTATTGCGTCTCAGCTGTGTCTCATGTTGACAATTGTATCGAATGCGATCTGTGGCGCCTACCCCAGGCCACAACTGTGAAGTTGAGTGAAGCCAAATAAAGTTTCATGAGTGGGGTTGACAACCTGCCCACATGGCGACAAGATGCACTCATGCAGCCATCCAGCTGCAGCACATCGACAACCGAATACGGGCAGACGGCGATGGTTCGAAGGTGAAACCATCAGGCGGACGGTGCGGACCGTTGCAAACAAACCAGCAGGCCAGCCACCTGCAGCCAAGCCCTACGACGCCAACCCACAACCTAATGGGCGGCACTCTCAGTAGCGCGACGCTATGGGATCGAATCCCTGCCGTACCTATTGCCCGCACTTGTGGGCAACTGTTCACAAACTAACAACCACAAGGACGCACCCCATGATTACTTTTGATCAACCCTACAGCGAATCTGATCCACAAACTATTCGCAATGATGCAACAGATTTAGGTGAGGATGTAGGCTATGCTTCCGCATACTTACGCCTTATGAATTACCTCAGCACGGATGTACTTGCGGAGTTTATCGATGATGTACAAATGGGTCGAGTTTAGCTAACCTATCCACTCCGCCAACCTATCCACTACACCACCCAACCATGTTTACATCAAACCGAATCCCCCATGTTTCAGGGATGTATCACGAACAGATTTATCACGACAATCAAGTTGTCGCGCAAGTGTTGAGTGAATCAGACCACTTCTGGTTTGTGTTAACCCACGATCATTCAGTGTCAAATGGTTATCAATCAGTGGCTGATGCCAAACAGGAACTATTCAGGAGGCTTGACAGAATCTATAGGTAACTTGTCCACATACTCAACCTCAACACAAACAAAATGACTGATCATTCTACAGCACTGCAGATCGATGTTTATCCTGACGAGTTCAATCCACTTCTAAAAATATTGAACAGGGCCATCTTCAACAAGGAGATTGTAGATGCTCTGACTGATGATGAAGCAATGATAATCGTTCATTGGCTTGATGATTTTAAATCTGCCGCACTTGAACATGCAAGCTGAGAACTAACCTATCCACTACATCAACCCAACCACAAAAAGACCAGTGAAACTCACAGAAACCCAAGCCAAGGTTTTGCAGCTGGTGAGCAACGCAGAACTGCGGAGCAGATCCCAGATGCTGAGCCTGCTGTTGGCCGAAGGCGTCCGCTTTTACTTTTTCGATCGTGCTCCCTTTTGGCACGGCGTCGAGCTGAACGTTGAAGAGGCGGTGAAACAGTTAGAGGCGGAAGCAATGGCAGCCATTCAAGCTAATTGATTCACTACATCAACCAAACCACCGGAGCAGTTATGTACTACGCAATCGTGAAATGGAGCCTTGAAGGTAACAACGAAATTATTGACGGTTACGATCAGTATGACGACGCATTTGAGGCCCTTGATGGTTATCAAGACCGCAACCCTAAGGAGTTCTATGATGTGGTAAAGATTGGCAATTAAATCACCCTTACTCCGGCGCAACCCGGAGTATTTTTTGTGCCCACCTATTCACAATCACACAAGGACGCAGCAGACATGTTGTATCAAGTGAGCTTCGGGTTGAATCCAACCAGTTACACAACTGCAATGGAGTATATCAACGCCGACAGTTACAAGGACGCCTGGTGCATGGCAGACGGCCTATGCCACCCAAATGAAATGGTGCAGGATGTAGTTCCTGTATCTAACCTTGATGACTATGAATGAAATTCAACGCCATTAATTTAGTGGCACTAGAACAACAAGCAATCAAAGACCATCAACGTGGTCTACTCACAAGGACGCAGCTCCTTAACATCATCCACCGACTTGATCGGATTTCTCACCAACACTGACCGTTGTTTTTATGACTGACACCAAAACACAGAACTGGTTACTGCTAAACGCAGTTGAATGTTGGCTGTACCACTTTCCAAAGCATCAATGGGTTCCTCAATACATTGAGATGAGGGACGCTCTACAAACATTGGTCAATGAAGAAAAGGAGTTACAAGAACAGGAGGAGAATCGAGAAAGCAAGCCGACTACAAATCAACGCAAACGACGCGAGAGTGTGACCAATGTATGAACGAACGCAATCGTATTTGCGTTTATGAAGTAGTTCTCAGTTCTGGTTCTAGGTATATCCTAGCACCCAATTCAGAAGAAGCAGCGTGGTCTGCTTTGGAATTGTCCCTGGAACGTGATGATCAACTTTTGAACGTGAAACTAAGAGATGAGTGGTAAATCTTACTATCCAAATAATTGGCAAAGCTACAAGGATGCCCCAGACAATATGTTTGAAAAGCACACGTTTGAAGAAATCATGACGTGGAAAGTAGCGAACTGGGAATTACCGTCTTCGGTAGCTTGCATCATACGTGTCACCCATACAAAGACTGGCAAAGTAAAAGAGTTTGTCTATCAGAAACATGGTTGTGCACAATCTAAAATCCAACAACTGTTACGCACACCGGACATTGAGTTCACGGTATGTGACAACGAACAGATACATCATTTAAGTGTGCAAACCAGCCATGAATAAAAGCACATATGAACGCCTTCTAGCACAACTTAACCAGGAGCTACTGCAACATCCGCATCAAGAAGAACTATTACGATTGATGCAAGACCAGCTGCATG